AATTGCCCCGTTAATCCGATAAAAGATACTGTTTTTAACATGATTAGTCTCCATCTCCGCAAACAATGTAAATTGTTGCGTTTCCTGTAGCCACGTTTGCACTGAAATAAGCGTTGGGTACAAACGTGATGATTTCATCCGTACCAGGCAAAAGTGCCAAGCAATTGTTTTGAGTTGTTGTAGGAATCACCGCACCAGCAGTTGCAAGCGCAGATGTTTGCCCATAACCCAAAAATGCAGTAACAGTACCACTGTTGATGATCCTGTATTGGTTTCCCCCAAGCGTACTAGATGTGATCTGTACGGGTGCGGGTGCAGTGGTAGACGCTGTAATGACTACAGTGTTACCAGATGGGGCAAATGGTGCGGATACACTCATTGTTGTGGTTCCTGTGTTGCGGGAGGCGTAGCTTGTTTTTGCAATTCCGCAATCAAGTTAGCCACTTCAGCATAAGGCTTGGTTGCTAAATATTGAACAATAGCGTTAGCCAATTGAGTTGTGATTGTGATGTTTTCCATTAGTTGCTCCAAGGAAGAGGTGGTTGTGTAACCAAAGGATTGATTTGAAGATTGAGATTGTTGTTAATAGCAGTCTCAGTTGCTTCTTGATTGACACCAGAAGCCCATACCCAATTGTTAACTTCTGCTTGCGTTAAACTTGCAAAAGGTATGAAATTAGGGTCTCCAGCAGGAGGTTCTGTGAACGAGCAAGTTCCATAAATAGAATTGCTATATTCTTTCCCATTGGCTGTTTCAGTACCTGTACACCTCCAGCCCGCTGTCACCACAACAGATGTAAATCCATTTATAGTCTGTGTTGAAGTGGATAACCAATCGGTAGTCCAAGTTATTGTTGCTGACATATTAAGCTCCTTTAAGTGTGGCTACTTCAGCCTTGAGTGATTGAATTTCTTTTATCATCATTGGGACAAGTTTGGAATAATCTACAGACCATGGCTTTTTAATTTCATCAGTATCATCGCCTTTTATTACAGCTTGTGGCGCAACAGAATAAAGTTCTTGGGCTATTACGCCAAATTCAACAATTTCTTCATCATGTTTCCATCCATGAGAAACGATGCGAATTTGGTCAATTTTTGCAGATGTATCAGGCGCATCTACAATGTCTTTTTTCATTCTGACATCTGAAGATGTAGCAAAAATTGTTGCAGTATTGGTGTATTCCATACCACCAACATAAGTGCCAGAATAATAATTACCCCAAGCGGTGTATTGTCCTGATGCCGTTTTTACGCAACTTATTGATCCAGCTACACCTGTGTAATTAGACAACGTCAAACCAGAAGAAGAATTTGAAACTGCTGTTTTTCCCACCAAAAAATTCCCACTAGCATCCAGAGTCATTGCTTGGGTAAAGGATATAGCGTTACCTGCTGTTCCTGATGGTGCGTTGTACCAATAAAAAGCGTTGTCGCCCAGTTCAAATCTAGAAGCGGCGTTAGTCGTTTTATATATCCATGTCCCGCCGGAGTTTCTATAAGCGTTAAGCGCCATTCCTGAATTATTAGTCGCTACTCGCCCAAAAAAAGATGAAAATTGGCCTACGTCAAGACTCTTAAAGTCGCCGTTCCAAGCACTAGGAGTAACTCCTAATCCTAAGTTACTTCCATCAAAAACCAACGCAGACCCAGTAGCCAAAGCACTTGTACTAGACGCATACACTACTCCATTTGCTGTAAATGGAGTTGATCCTGACAATCCTGTACCACCTTCTGCCGTTGTAATAGGAGTTGCAAGACTGCTCAATGTGGCATTTGTAAGTGTTACGTTGCCAATGGTGCTTGCAGATGAACCTAGTGCAACAGCCGTGTTACCGATGGTGACAGAGCTGTTAGACAAGTAATTGTTGGGAAACGTGCTTGCAACAGATGTGATGGTGACGTTGCCTAGCGTTGAATTGCTGACAGTTGCGTTTGCAAGAGTGACGTTTCCAATACTAGATACGGTATTACCCAACTGAATAGCCACGTTACCGATGGTGATGGGTGTGGCAAAGTTGTTGTCTAGCTGTGATAAAGGTATTGCAGACGTTGCGTTTGCAAATGTGTACGTTACTGGCATTTTAGAACCTCACTCTTAATTCATGTTCAAACTCGTATGTGTTAACGATGAACGCAGCAGAATTACTGGTCATGGTTAACCCTAAATACTTACCGTACTGTTCAGCATCTGATTTGTACAGATAATATCCCGTTTGCGTAGTCCAAATTATCGTTGCACCTGAACTATTTGTCCAATTTATAAACGAACCCAGATTGTTTGTCCAGCTGATTTCGTTAGACAACGTATAAGACGGACTAGACCCATTTTCTGAGTCCACTGTGACATTGAAAATACCGCCTGTTGACACCGTTGCCTCAACCGCAAATTTCAATGCTTGTTTGGTCCGTATAGGGTCCCCCATGTCTTGCAAAGCAGTCTGGATATAACTGCTAATAGCACTTGTACTGTCTTTGTACAGTTGTTTTAATACTTTATTATTATCTGTACCGTACAAATTGACAATGCCACCATAAGGCACAGAAGTCACATATTGAATTGTGCCTTGGCTGGTGATAAACCATTTCTTCTCAAAGAACACAGCTTGTATGTACCTTGATCCACCAGGGCCAATGGGAAAAGAACTGTTCACATAGAAGTTGAACACCGCACACAAGATGTTGTTGAGCAGTGCTTGACCAGCCGTCACAGGCTTGCTGAAGTCTATGTAAGGGAAAATACCATCTAACGGGTCTGAAATCTTGGTTGTTGTAGAACCGACAAGGGCATAAATACCGTAGTCGTTCATGAACAAAACAGACCTGAAATACGGAAAAACCGCATAAATCCGTTTAGTACCAATAGACGCACTGACGTTGGTGTTGGTGAACACCGTGGCCCCCGTAGCGGTCACCTGAAGGTCAGAAAACACGTTGATACTGTCATCACCAAACACATACAAGAAGTTATTGGCTGACAACAAGCCTTGAATGTTGCCGTGTAGCGTACTGTCCGTGATGTTGAAAGCCACAGCAGATACAGACGTGAAATCTGTGGGACTTGTAGAGGCAGATGCGTACACTGTTCTTCCAGCTGCCGCCCAAACACGACCACTAAATGTGGCTACATCCACAATTTTGTTGGTGTTTATGGTTGCGCTGATGTTTGCGCCTGATCCAGTGCCACCAGAAATGCTCACGGCTGGCGGTGAAGTGTATCCAGAACCAGGATTGTTCATCACCACTTCTGTGACCACGTTACCGCTGATAATAGCAGTTGCATTTGCATTTGTACCGCCTCCACCAGTGATCGTAACGGCTAAATTGCCATATTGACCATATCCTGTGCCCCCATTATTGACTTGGATGGACACTGTGCCCGTGGCAAAAGTCACGAGTTGGGCAATGGCATTGGCATTTGTGCCTCCACCGCCTGATATGGTCACACTAGGTTGAGTCGTGTACCCGCTACCCGCATTTGTGAGGGTAATAGAGTTAACAATACCTGTGGATAAGGTTGCATTTGCAGTTGCACTAGAACCACCACCCCCAGAAATGGTCACAGACGGGGGGTTGAGATAACCTGATCCTGGTGAAACCACAGAAATGGCAATTACATTGCCACCAGAAATAGTAGCTGCACCCACAGCTGTATTTCCACCTTGCACATCGGGTGTGCTGATGGTCACTGTAGGAACAGATGTGTAACTAGAACCGCCTGAAATGACTTGAATGCTCTGTACACCGCCAGAACCAGATGTAATACTAGCTACAGCTGTTGCTTGCACCCCGTTTGCATTATTAGGGCTAGAAATGGTAACGCTAGGAGCAGATGTATAGTTGATTCCAGGATTGGTGATGGCAATCAAGCCAACAGAACCCACGGGTATCAAACTTGTGCCGTTCCAATCAAACAAACCGTTGGTAGGGTCACCTATGAAAAGGTCAGTATTCTGATATTGCGCAGCAGATACATTTGCGTTTGACAAAGTTCCAGCACTGGCAATGGTGACCATCGCATTGCCTTGTAAATCATAGCCTTGAGCACTTCCATCAGACTCAAAAGCAACTATGTAATCGTCTTTGATATTGGCAGAATAAAGAGTTGTGACGTTATTGGTGAACACCACGCTATTGCCAGCGTTACTGACATTAGAACTGGTGGGTATGATCCTCATGTTGCCAGGACCAACAGGCATGGCATTTTCTATCCAAGAAAACTCATCTTTATCAATAGCAGTCCTGTTGGCTTTTGTGTCAAGCCCTTTAAACTGCTTAATAACCGCATAAGATTTCTTTTGTTCTGCGGAGGCCATGATTAACCTCCAGAACTATAAGGATCAGGAATTCTTCTTGTAAACACGCTGTTGAGCACGTTCAAAATGTGTTTATCGTATTGTTGCTTGAAGATTTCAGACTCACCGTAAGATTGTTCGTAAAACTTGGCTTTATAAGCTGCGTAGTATTGCACAGCCGTTGAATACGGATCAATGATGGTGTCAGTCACGTTGGGATTGGTCAATACCAACGGATTAGGCAAAATGTTGGTATCTACTTCAATGTAGTATTGTTGGTCTGGTATGGGGGCAATGTAGATTTGTTGTTGACCGTACACTGAAAAGCATATGGGTCTACCCACATAGTTTTGCCAGTACCGCAACTGCGCTGTGAAATTAGACCAGGGCAAATAGCGCAGAGGTATCCGAGAATTTCCCCAGTAAAGGTTAATGTTGACAATATCGTAGACATTTAACTGTTGAGGTAATGAGTTAAAGTTGATGATCTCAGCGGGACCTACATATTGCAACATGGCTGTGCCATCTGCAAAAGGCGTAGTAGGTGGGAAAGGATTGGTTCCCGTGGGATATGCGGGCGCTGAACTTCCAGATGTGCCACTCTGTGTGTACACATAGGTGTAAATGTTAGAAAACACATACTGACCAGCGGTAACAGCTGTGTTGCCTTGCCATAACGTGGGAGAAACACCTGTGCTAGTGCTGGTGTTGTACGCTAGAGGGGCAGTTGTAGTTTGAAGGTTTCTTAGGCAACCAGTGTCTCGGACGGTTCTTTCCCTGGCCTCGTTGATGTACGTTGTTAACTGGTTTTGCGTCCAGAAAACATTGTTAACATCATGCAACAGGTTCTCAACTTGAGACAGGTAATCATTGAGGGTTGCCATTCGAGGTCCATGGTTAAGCTACCCGCTTAATAGAGGACTTTCCCCCAGCGGACTTGTTGATCCGCAAGGGTATTGCTCCTACAGCCGAGGGTAACGAGCTGTTTTGTACTGGCGGTTCGTTTGTTATGACGAACTGCTCTAAGATTTTAAGTCCTTCTTCCAGTTCGCTGTGGAGTTTTATCCATCCATGGCGAACCAGCACAAATTCTTTGTCTTCACAGCCAAATCCAAAAAGCTGACGAGCAGCACCTTCTGGAATTTCTACCGTGACGTTTTTTTCAAAGTTATAGAGAACACCATCCCAACCAATGGTCAGGGGGGTGTCTCCATAATTGGTTACAAATACATTCATTTAGAACGTCACAACGTCACCGTATACCTGGAAGGATACGGTATTTGCATTGCCAGAAACTGTAGTCACATTCACATAAAGTGCTTGTGTCAAGTTACCAGTAATGGCTGTTGTTGTTGAATAAGGCGTTGCAATGGTCAAATCTTGGTATTTACCCGCAGCAGTGATGTTACTCAAAGCCACGTTAGCCACTACCGCATTGCTGGCATTGCCATCATTGCTGGTTGTAATGGTAACGTAGGCTGAAGAAACAGAACCAGAAGGGTTGTTTACCGTGATTCTTCTAGGAATGACTCCACCTGAACCAATAGCAACACCTGAGTTTGTAAGTCCACCACTCAACAAAGGAATGGTGGCTACAGCGTTACCCAAGGTTGCCATTGATACAGTTGAAGCTGTACCAATGCGCCCATATCCAAATGAGTCTAAATAATACTGACTGACTGAATCTGGATTAGACATGGTTCATTCCTTATGATGCGTTGTATGTGCCAGACACGTTCTGTCCACCGTCAACAGTCAACAAAGTAACTGTAGCGTTGGTAACAGAAGAGTTAGCAAACACGTTAACACCGTCAGAGAAAATCATGCCACCAGTGTTGTTAGCCAACACGGTAGATACCGCAGTGATGTTACCGTTTGTGTTAACTGCTGATGTGGCCTGGATGGTCACGTTGGCAGTGGGGAACACAATGTAAACACCAGCGGGAA